TACTGCAAGCGGGTTTGTTTGCCGAATTAGTGGTATTCCCGTCGGAAGACAAAGAAGACCCTGACAGTATAGGGCAACGCCCCAATGCGGTAGAACTTATCAAATACTCGCGCAACGATGCTATATTGCACCTTATTGGCGAAGCCTACCGCACTGCACTCGACCGCTATACTGAGAAGCACGGCGAAAGTAAAAAGCCATTAATATTGCCCGAAGATAAAAAGAACCTCACCGAATTGGCTGGCAAACTCGTAGGCTGTATTCCTGATGACACTACCCGCGAGGCGTATGCTGAGCAGCTCAAAGAGATGTTTAAAATTAAGGTAGCTTCAAAATCTGAGAAGGTTGAAAAGCAATATCTCAAGACACCAGAGATAATTATTGATATGGGAGAAAAGAACTCTAACCTTAGTAAACCAGTAGGCGACGGCGAAGGTTCTCTCGACTTCTATCTCTTTCCTGATGAAGTAGAAAACCCTTACCTATATAAGAATGAAATTATAGAATACGGACTATTTCAGCACCAAAACCGCATCTATACATCAGCGGGCAAAGAGGGTAAAGAATACTTTATGTCGATTTCCAATTTCTCTATTGAAATAGTACAGCACATGCAAGATGAACAGTTCCCAATGAAACTTATACGTATATGTAATGTACATAACACTGAGAAGATTTTCGATGTAATTTCTGATAAAATAAACACCCTCCCTTCATTTAAGAATGTGGTTACTTCTTATGGTAATTTTTCATTCTCAGGTACAGCTGCACAACACGAACGTCTCTTGCGCTATTTGTTTGACCGTATGGGTAACGGAAGAAAAATTGATGTATTAGGATGGCAACCTGAAGGCTTTTGGGTATGGAATAATAAGATAGTGATACCAGGGGAACGTGAAGAACTTATCAATAAAGAAGGACTTTTTAAACTTAAAAACGAAAGCTATTACATTCCTTCTGCAAATAGAAGCTATGATAAGAATATCTATAAATATGGAGCACAAAAAAAATTCAAATCATTTGATACTCAAATGAGTATTCACAACTATTTTCGACAAGTATATAAAGTACATCGAGGATATGCTATTACGGGTATTCTTTTCGGTATAGGTTCGTTATTTCAAGACATAGTCGTGAGTTGTACAGGATTCTTTCCTATACTATTCTATTTTGGACCAGCTTCAACTGGTAAAGATAATATATGCGAAGCTATACAATCGTTTATGGGAGTTCCTCAAACCGCTATACAATTGGAGGGAGCAGCTTCTACTATCAAAGCACAGATACGAGAGTTTGCACAATTTAGCAATGGTATATCGCAACTATCGGAATACAAGAGAGGAAACCCACAAGTAGATGGTATCATCAAAGGTTTATGGGATAGACGTGGGTACAAACGTGGATCTATAGAAAGCAAGGTAGCCGTAGATGAAGTACCTATCATCAGTTCTACTATACTTACAGGTAATGATTACCCCAGTGCTGAAGCACTTATCTCTCGACTCATTTGGGAAGAAATGGAGAGCAGGGAATTTAGTGAAGAAGAGAAAAAAGAATATGATAAACTGAAAGATATTGTTCGCAAAGGTATTTCGGGCATATCTAATACTTTTATCAACCAGCGTACTCTTTTTGAAGAACGTTTTCTCGACACTTATCGCGTGAATAAAATTGCTTTAGGTAAGTTAGAAAAATTGCAGAATGTACCTACTCGTATTATTGACAATTTAGCCGTGTTGCACACTATATATAATATATTCGAGTCGCAACAGTTCTTTCCTTTTGGAAAAGCAGATATGATAGATCACTTTGAAAAGATAGTAGAAAATCAACGTCGCAAACTTGATACAGATTCGCCTATCAATAAGTTTTGGGATTGTTTTCTATCGTGTATGCGCTTAACTCAGGGAGAGACACTGAGGATAGATGTAAATATAAGAGAGGAAGGAGGATTACTAAAATTCAATTTCACTACTGTATTTAGTATCATTCAGAGGCAATGGTTTGTACAAAATCGTGAATCAGCACCCTCAAAAGCAGAAATGAGAAAACTTATAAAAGAATGTGAAGCCTATAAAGATGAGGTGAAGAGTATTCGTATCAATATGGAAATTAATTGTAATACCAGTGCCTTTCTTATCGACTTAAATAAGGTAAATATAAAAGAAGAACTAATGGCAGAAATAGAATTACAACGTATACGAAAACCTAAGACTACCTATAATAATAGTAACATTCCAGATGCAATAGTAGATGAAGATGATTTGCCATATTGATTTTATTTTTTTACAAAGCGCAATTTTTTACTAAAAACCTCTGTTTTTTTTTCCGACATTTCCGACAAAGACTTATTTATTTAAAAATCAGATTATTAAGTAGTAAAATTATGTAGGAAAGCGTGTCGGAAATGTCGGAAAGTGTCGGAAAGTTTTATTGTTTTCCTACAAAATCCTACAAGATTTCTCAAAAGGGATGATTATTACAAGGTACAATAAGCTGAAAAATAGTGTTTTATACTCTTTGTAGGATTTGTCGGAAATGTAGGAAAAAAAAATGCCCTTTTTTGAAAAAAAGTAACTTTTTTCCAAAAAAATGGAGAAAATCCCCTTTTTTAGTTATAGATAAAATCTATACTACACCTAATACATAACCCTTAAACCATAAACAAATGGAATACTTCTTTAAAATGCTGACGAATATAAAGGTAGATTCTGCCTATCTGCACAAGACTAATTGTGTGGTGAGTGGGCTCTATCGCAGAGGCTCATTAGTTGGCGGACTATTGCCTGCTGGCTCTCAACTCGACTTGTTGGAATATCTTAAATTTTTATACGATATATTCCCTGAGCAGAAAAGCGACTTTCCGTTATATCACTGTATCAACCCTACTATTACTTATGCCAATGATGGTTGGGGAAAATTCTTAATAAATGAAGAATTACGAGTAACTAATAGCGAGGGTACAAAAAAGAAAAAAGAGTACTTTATCAGCAAGCCATTGCTATGTATTGAGCCTATCATTACGCATTTTAAGAAGAGTAACGCCTATGTCGCTGCCCTCTACTGGCATCAGCATTTAGTAGGATTATGTGCTATTAGTGGGGTTACAAAATTGAAAGACTTTGTCCCCTACCTATATACGGTATATCCTAAAGACATCAATGAGTTAGAAAAATTTGTAGAGAAGAATACCGCTATTGAGTACTATTATAACGATGAAATGATAACCATAAAACAATGAAAGAAATGCTTAACATCACCTTAAAACTACCCAATTACCTTATTAAGTATATGCGTACGCTCTATGGCGAGCCGTATGCCCCAAAAGCAAACGACGAAATAGGTATCTATATCCTCAACGTGTTGCAACGCAAAAGCAACCTATCGGAGTACCAGTACCGTACCAAAAAGGAATTGTCGCATACCTACCAACTCACTATTAATACAAGTAATTACGAGAAGCGTGGGGCGGTAATCTTGCCACAACAGAACGCGCTAATAGTGAAGTTCGTAGACAGCCATTTTCGCCGAGAGCTCTTTCGCACGGCAGTAATGAACCACTATTATTATAGTATACCCTATAAGTTTACTATCATCAACATATTAAGGTCCTACAACATCGAAGAAAACGATTTGCCTTACGATACCATTCGCAAGGATTTTAACCGTAAGAAAGAAGAAATTGAAAAACGATTATTATTAAAATGAACACCCTACACCTAAAAAACTTGCAAAAAAACTTGCATAGAAGTAAAAAATATTTTACCTTTGCAGTGTTAAAAATAATAAAGTTTATATGAAGACAAACGAATTGCTAAAAATCTTGCGAGAGGCGGGGTGTGAACCCAAACGGCAAGCTAAAGGAAGCCACCAAATATGGTGGAATCCTCAAACAGGAAAGCAATGTACAGTGCCTATACACCCCAGCAAAGAAGTAGGTACAGGCTTAGTAAAAAAAATAACAAAAGAACTATTAGGGGAATAACCCCTAATAGTTCATAAAATAATAAATATGAAATATACTTTTATTGTAGAAAAAACCAATACAGGTTATTCGGCTTATGCTGAAAATGCCAATGTAGCCACTGTAGGCGATACTTATACCGAGCTAAAAGAAAATATGCTCGAAGCCCTTAATATGCTCTTGGAAGAGGAACAAAAACCCTTAGCTAAAGAAAACGATATAGAAATAAAGTTTGACTTAGCGCAATTCTTAGAGTATTATAACGGTATTAATATCTTATCGTTGAGCCAAAAGATAGGGGTGAGCAACAGCCTTATCTCTCAGTACAAAACCCGCAAAAAATACCCCTCAGAAAAACAAGCTCAAAAAATATTTCAAGGTATAAAGTCTTACGGTATGGAGTTAGCCTCCATTGATTTAGTATAGGCTTTATTATTTTTAACACCCTGCAAGAGCGCACCCACTAATAAAGTGCGCTCTTGCTTTTTTGTGCAAGCTACACAAGTAATTTTTTTTGCAAAAATATTTGCACATTAAAAAAACTGTTGTACCTTTGCAGCGTTACAACATAGAGCAATAATTGTATATTATTGCGATTAATCATTTTATTCACAATATAATCCGTGAAGGTGTCGTGCGTTAGTAATAACGTACAAACAAATAGCAATTGCTCTTGTTGTAACAACACCCACTCACGGATTTTTTTATTTTATATCTTATGTTACAACAAGAATTAACCACAGAAGAGCGCGAACGCCAAAAAGCAGCGCGCAAACGCTTCCGCGAAATCGTTAAACAACGTTGGGAGGAAGAAACGCTTAAAAACCTCTCCAAAAAAGCGTTCAAGAAAATCAAACCTACCGAAAACCCTGAGCCCGACCTTATGGTATTAGCCGAAGAGGCGGGAGGCTCTTTGCGCGTACGCTTTAGCAAAGGCGTATGGTACTTGCACTTCACATTCTTTGGCAAAAAGGTAGAAAGCTCCGCCCCTACCCTTACCGAAGCTATCAACGGATTAATTATCAACAAACACTTAAACAATTAACAATTAACAATTAACAATTCACAAGTAACGATATGGAAACAAATCATAAAATGCCCCGCCCACTCAATGAGAATCTTGGAATGAAGCTATCGGCTTGGCTTTCGGGGGTTGAAGAATATTTTAAAGAAAACGAAAACGCTCAATCAGCTTTTTTTGAGTTGTTGCAGAGCAAAGAACACTTTGGTTTTGCCACTGAAGAATGGGAGTTTATCACCAAGGCACTTTCATCAATGCTTTCACTTTCGTTTATCACCCAAAAGAACAGTGAAGCTATTGAGGATTTTTACGAGGATTACAACGGGTTTTGAATTTGAAATAGCAATTAGCCAATCTGTACGGATTGGCTAATTGTTTTTAAATAGATATTTCATTACGAAAGCGAATATACCAACAATAGAAGCGAGAGAGGTGGATATTAATGTGATGAGGACGGTATCGGAGAGGTGGAATTTAGAGAAATCAAAAAACCATAGAGAGCCATTTATGCCTGAGAGGAAAAGTATTGAAAGCATAATGTAGGTATATATTTTTAGAAATTTGAAAGTAGATTTTGCGTATCGTTTTCGCTCTTTACGGTCTTGTTTTTTATTTGCTAAAATTTCCTCTGCAAAACTCTCCTTAAATAGATTTGTTCTTGTTTCTAATTGATTTCCTGAACTATCATCAGTAAGATCTATAAGTTCATCTAAATTTATATCTATGTCATCAAAAAAACTAGTATCTTCATCCATTATTTTTTTATATTTTTAATTAGCATTTTGTAGTATTTTTCTATGAGCTCTAATGGTATTACATTATTTTGCTTAGGTATGTAAGTCAAATCCCAAGGGGTTCCTCTTTTATGTGTTATATTCACCAATTCTCCTGCAGTATCTTTCCCATACATTTTCCAAACTAATTGAACAATCTTTTTATCTTTATCATCTTCTAAAATAGGAGTTTCGGATATAAGATTGTAAGAGTCGTCTAAATATGTGTATTCTGATTTTTTTGTGATTTTATCAGATTTGAAATGTTTGAACTCGTGGTATAAGGCAGGAACTACGGGACCGTATTGCCAAGCTTCAATAGGATCATCGAAGATAGGGCGATTAAGGGCAGCTAATGAAAAACCTTGTGCGAAGTAGCACAATTTTAGTAATTTTAGCAATGATATGTCGTTATCAGGGATAGACAGAAATTCATTGGCTACGGCGTTGATTCTTTTGCTTTCCATAGTGATTTTCATTTGTTTGAATGCAAAATTAGTGATTATTTTTGAATAAGGCAAAAAAATTAAGTATTAAAATTAATTTTTATTTTTAATATGGTATTTTTAAAAAGATACAAAAAAAAAAACTTCGGAACTTGTCCCTTGAGGAATGGGGGTAAAAAAGTGTTGCGAGGCGTTGTGCTGTAAGGGTTTGCGTGGTGTAGGTTCGATGTTGCCAGTATGTTGGTTCGAATAGTGCTGTAGGTTAGAGGTATGAGATAAGGGGTAAGAGGTAAGGGGTGAAAAGGTGAGTTTTTAGGGTGTAAGTGTTTGAATGTTAGTTAGTTATCATTTTTTAATCATTAGTTGTAAAAGTCCTTGCGCTATCCTACCGTTTGCTATACTTTTGCACCAAATTGATAAATAGCCCGTGCGGCTCGCACCTAACAACTAATGCTCAACCTCTGCAACCTCCCCGAATCCTTTACGCGCGAAATATCTCACGTGCTTTTGTTTGAGGCTAATTCTTTCAGCTTCAATCAGAATTTGCGCGCCCTTACCCCCAATGAAAATAGCTATCTGTTGCGTATCGACCTGCATAACCCTGCGCCTTATAACCGCAAGGTGAGTATCAAGCAGCAAAACCACAACGATTACTTCGATATACAAGTCTCCTTGCCTATCTACGATTTGTCTAAGGATACCCGCAAAAAGCTCATCGGCTTTCACAAGCAACGCCGTTATGTGGTCGCCTTAGTATCCGAGCAGGAAATGCTGGTAGTAGGCAACGCCCGCGAGCCTTTCACCCTCACTATCGACGACAATATAGTTGATAACGGCAAGGGCTCCGACACCTATATAGTAACCCTTACAGGGCAAACGATTATCTTCCCTAATATCAGTAAGATAACCGAAAAATTCCGTGTCCTTTTCTTTACCCCGCCTTTGCAATAATTATGCATCGTCATCAGGGTTCAGACTCTAACCCCTAACACCTAAAATATGTTGTTTTCAATCAATTATAATTACCTCACTGGAATATTCCCCGAACTCCTCTTAGCCTATCGCAAGGGCAAGGTAGGGTTAGAGAGTTCGCATTGGTATGAAGAGTATTATCGCTATGATTTTGAGCAGCGCAACGCCTCTCTGCAACAAGGGCGTGACAGCTTCCCCGTAGTGGTTGAACTCAAACAGCCCATCGTTAAATACACCTCTTACGGATATATAGGCACTCAATATATTATTACGTTATTAAAGGCACTGGAATCGCACCAAGCCGTTACCGCTATCGTGCTCGACATCGATAGCGGGGGCGGAATGGTTGCTGGCACCGAAGAGCTTGCCAGCGTTATTCGCAGTTTGCAAAAACCTACCGTCGCCTATACGGGCGGTTATATGTGTAGTGCCGCCTATTGGATTGCCAGTGCTTGCGACAAGGTAGTCGCCGCCCCTTTTGCCGATGCTATTGGCAGTATAGGCACGATGTTGAGTTTTCAAGATTTTGCCCCTTTCTTAGAAAAATACGGCGTGAAAGTTCACGAACTCTACGCCCCCGAAAGCACCGAGAAAAACAAATGGTATCGCGACCTCAAGGAAGGTAACGAAAAAACCGTATTGCAAAACCTATCCGATACCAACGCCCGCTTTATAAGTAGCGTAAAAGCCTACCGCCCCGATGCTAAAGAAGAAGTTTTCAAAGGCAATACCTACAGTGCCAAAAAAGCCAAATCATTAGGACTTATTGACGAAATAATGACACTCAACGAAGTGATTAGTCAATTAGCAAATTAGCCAATGTGCCAATTAGCTATTGACAAATCGACAAATCGACAAATCGACAAATTGACAAATTAATAAAAGTATGAAACACGCAAGAATCGCCGCCTTATTGGCACTCGCCAGTATCGACCTAAAGAGCCCTTTATTTGGGAATGAGAAATTTGTTGAGCTCAAAGAATCGCAGCTCGACAAGATTGAAGCCTCCTTAGCAGCTGCCGAAACCGCTGCTGACAACACCGCCCTCGAGCAGCTTATGGCAGAGCTGAAAGCCAACAACGAAAAGCTATCGGCTGAAAAAGCTGCCCTTACTGCTGAAAAAGAAGTCCTCGCAGCGCAAGTAACTGCTCTTACTGCCGAAACCGAGAGCCTCAAAACTGAACTCAACAACCGCCCTGCTCACTCATTGCCAGCCAATAACGGTAAAGAAGAAGAGGTAAAAGGAGAGTTCGATGGCATCGTAGATATGAATGATGCACACAATCAATTAGCAAATTAGTAAATTAAAATATGGGAAATACAATTAAAGCTACTGAAATTGCAAAAGAGCTCGTACGTTACGGCAATGCCCGTCCTATCGAACTCGAAGCAGCGATACTCTCTAAAGAAATCCTGCTAAACCGCTATGCCAAACCACTAGGCAAAGTAAAAGGCGAATGGCATATACCTGCTGTATTTATCAGCAATGTAGTGCAAGCCTTTTCCGATAAGTGGACGGGCGCTGGCGAAGTGTCTTTCAAAAAGAAACTTTTGAAAAACTTCCGTCAGAAAATCAACTTCCCTATCAACCCTAACGACATCGTTGGCAGTTGGGAAGAAGCTATGTACGAAGAGGACAAAAAACCCAATGAAATGCCTATCAGCAAGTTCATTATGGGGCTTATCACCAAAAAAGTGATTTCCGACCTCGACCTCATCAGTATTACGGGCAAGTACGATGCCACCCAAGTAGGCAGTACTACTCCCGACTATACCAAAACAATGGACGGACTTAACGAAGTGGTAAACCGCGCCGTTGCCGATACAAGCAACCCTGTTTTCCACATTCCTGTAGATGCAGGGGTAACAAGTATTGTAGACCGCGTTACTAAGTTCGAAAAAGGCTTGCCAGGAGGCGTGAAAGTGAAAACACTCTTTATCTCTCTCGAAGAGTTCAATGACTATGTAGAGCTACGCGAAACACCTGCTAACCAATACATCGACTTCAACGATCCGCAACGTGGAAAAACCAAATACGGACGTGACTTGGTAGGTGTACCAGGATTGAAAGCTGGGCGTATCATCGCTTGGGTAGACGGTAACCTCTTCCGCCTATACGACCGCGTAGATAACCCTGCGCGTATCAACGATGTACAGGTGCAAGATTACCTCGTGAAAATATTCTCCGAATGGCACTTGGGCTACGATTTTGCCGTAAACCAATACCTATTCGTGGAAACCAACGATGCTCAGAAAAAACGAGGATTGAACAACGATGAGCAAAACAAGTTGTTCTACCCTAACCTCGTATTAGCATAATTAACCAATTAGCAAATTAGCAAATGTGCTAATTGACAAATCGACAAATTAACAAATTAAGATTATGGCAAAAGAAGAAGAAAAAAATACACCTGTGTCAGAAGCCTCTACCGAAAGCAACGATACACAAGTACAAGCCCTCAACGAGCGCGAGGCTGCTCTCAACGAGAGAGAAGAAGCCCTCAACCGCCGTGAACACGCACTGAATGAGGTTGAAAAACATCTCAACGCACGCGAACAACAACTCGACCAATATGAGGAGCAACTTAAGGGAACCCCCGAAAAACCCACAGAAGAAGCCCCTCGCAAAGGTCACGAGTTTACATTCCGCAATGTGAATTACAAATTTACCGACGACGCGCCTCAAGTGTTGCGCATCGGCGGAGAAGCCCTCTCACAAGAAGAAATTGCTAATGACGAGGATCTACTCCTCCAACTCATCGGCGGACACTCACCGTTAATTAGCAGATTAGCAGATTAAACACCCTAACACCTAGTAAAAAATGGCAAAAAATTGTTTTGATAACGTCCCACACGAAAGCCTCGATGCTTGTCCTAACGACGAAGTAAGCGGAGGCATCAGCACACGCATTTTGTACGCCCCTAAGGCGTTTGTAGACAAATGCGTATTGCCCGCCAATACCGGCGAACTTGGCAAAGCCAACACCATCGAAGACGGCAACCTTACCCTTATTGCTACCAAGAATTTCAAAGGTATAGACGCTCAGATAGACGAGGGAGAACTCAAAATCACACTCGTAGGCAATGCTGGCAACAAAAAAGCGAAAACCGAGTTAGAGTTTAAAATACCTCGCTTTAGCGATGTAACCCTCGATTTCATTAGCCGTTACAAAAACGTGCCGATGATATTCGTCGTCCCCGATGCTCAAGGCACGCTATGGGTAATAGGCACCAAGATTAACCCTGCTTATATGGATACTGCCGAAGCCACTACCGGCA